GAAGATCATTTTTAAATACAGGGACCACATCAGTTCATGTTAAAATACAAATTGCCTCATCTGTAAAACAAGTAAAAACAGCACTAGTTATCTTTGACTCTGGCGTAGAGTCTTTGGTATAATTAAATAGGAGGAATAAATGGCAAAAATACCACTACCAGAACGAGGACAACCATTAGATGTCACATACATTTATCAGTTGGCTGATACTGTTAATGATCTATCAACACAGGTTTCATCAGCAACCTATAATTACACCACAGTAGATACGGTTAGTGCTGGAAAACAGAGTGTTAAAACATCGGAAGCTCGTCTAATAGGTGGATATATAGAAGTAGCAAATAACTCTACAGTTTCTGCGGGAAACGAAAAGACATTTTCTTATGATTTTCCAAGCGATTTTAAATATCAACCTATTGCAACAGCAACAGCAGTAAATACTGGAAATACTCCCGCTGGTCAAAATGTAAATATTATATTAAAAACAGTTACAACTTCTCGTGTAGAAGGAGTCGTTAGATTTGGTGCTTCTGGAGATCTATCTTTAGCAGTAAATTTAATTGTTCTTGGCATTCCAAATTAATTAAGGGTGGTTTATGATTTTTTGCAAAAAATGTAAAGGCCGTATGTTTGTTGATAGACAATATACTACGGTTGATCATATGGAAATGTTTTGTATTGTGTGTGGAGTAAGAGATTTCTTTCATCCACCATCAGAAAGTGAGCGTGGTAGATGGATACTGCAAAAGGAAAAATTGAGAGCCAAAAATACAATAACGAGCCTGTAATAAAGGGAAACCAAAAAATTTGGTTTTTAAACGGGGATCTAGTTAGATTGCACCATAGCTCTCGTTCTACTGGAATGGTTACTGTTTATAACATTACTAAAGATAGAATTGAAACATGCTTAAGAACTGACTTTAGACGCAATAGACAAAGGGCATACACAGTTTCTGAGACTTCTAAGTTAATTAATCGTCATAGAAAATATATGCCAAGCTTAATTAAACGAGGAGTTATACCACCACCAATAGGGGCCAGCTTTGATGGTAAACGTGGATTTAAAATTAGAGCATATTATTCAGAAGATCATGTGAGAGAAATAAGATCTATTCTTGCAAGCATACATATTGGTCAGCCAAGAAAAGATAAATTAATAACAAATAATAGCACTCCTACAAATCAAGAGTTGACACGTAGAATGGGAGACGGTATACTTACATATACAAAGACAGAAGATGGGCGATACATTCCAGTATGGAGCGAGAATATCTAAGTTCTAGTTTCTATGCTACAATTGTAATAACAATAAAAAAGGGTGGATAAAATGGAAAATGATAATACAAAGGTATCTGTAACTCTTGGATATACTCTTAACCTTGGAAACTTTCAATCTTTACGTTTAGATCTTGGAATCATTGATTCAAAGCGTGATGGAGAAAATGTAGACCAGGCTTTTGAGCGTGTATACAAGTTTGTTGAAGACAAGCTAACTGATAAAATTAATGAAGCAAAAGCTGAAATAGCAGAGTAGTGGCCGAACGCAAAGACCGAATGGCTTTGCTTAGTAGGTTTAATAAGTTATATCTACAAAGGTATGAGCAAAAGTCTAACATAAATCTTAATGTTGAACAGTGGGCAGCAGATGGACTCGTAGAGTCTTATGGGGTGTCAGAATGTTACGATCTTCTTGAATACTATTTTTCTATTGCACAAGATCCAACATGGAACTATTTTGCTTATAATGCAGAAAAAATATTAAACGGAAGATTAGAAGTAGAGCAAGATAAAAATGAAAGACTAGAGCGCAGAAATATTGCAAGAAAGTGGTTAAGTGAATAATACAGAGGCTAAGTTAATAACTGCAGTATTAAAGGACAAGCAAATCCATGTTCTCTTGCAGGCTAATGTAGATAACCTACTTAGAACACATAGTGACATCTGGAACTTTATTCGCCTATACTCTGAAAATAATCAATCACTTCCTCCAGTAGATTTAGTTAGAGAAAAATTTAGAGACTTTGAGCCAGTCGAAGGCATTGGTGCTACAAAGCATCATCTCGAAGAATTGCAGGTTGAATATTTAAATGACAGCCTAAAAGATATTATTAAGAATGCAGCAGGAGAAGTGCAAAGTGGTAATGGTCCACAAGCACTTGAACACATAATTACAAAAACATCAGAGCTTAAGAAAAATACTGCTTCTATTAGAGATATTGATGCCACTGATTTAGAATCTGCAGTTGCATATTATGAAAATGTTCAAAAACAAAATGAACTAGGTCAGGTTGGAATTAAGACTAACCTACCAGGGTTTGACAACTACCTACCATCTGGAATTATGCCAGGACAACTTGGTGTATTTCTTGCTTATCCAGGTATTGGAAAGTCTTGGATGGCTTTATACTTTGCAGTTCAGGCATGGAAGCAGGGTAAGTCACCAATGATCATTTCTTTGGAAATGTCTGAGACTGAAGTTAGAAATAGACTATTTGCTATTATGGGTGAGGGACTTTGGTCTCATAGAAAATTAAGTAAGGGTGAAATAGAAATCGATATGCTAAAGAAATGGCATAAAGATAAAGTTGAGGGTCGTCCAGAGTTTCACATTATATCTAATGATAGTGGTGGAGAAGTAACGCCTTCAGTAATTCGTGGAAAGATTGACCAGTATAGTCCAGATTTTGTTGTAGTAGACTATTTGCAGCTTATGTCCCCAAATCAAAAGTCTGATAACGAAACGGTAAGAATGAAAAACCTTTCAAGAGAATTAAAGCTAATGTCTATTAGTGAAGAAGTTCCTATTATTGCTATTTCATCTGCTACCCCAGATGATGTAAAAGATTTATCAAGCCCACCAACACTAGGGCAAACCGCTTGGTCTAGACAGATTGCTTATGATGCTGACTGGGTTATGGCTTTAGGTCGTGCTACCAATAGTGATATTATTGAATGTGTATTTAGAAAAAACCGTAATGGTTTTATGGGAGACTTTTTAGTGCAGGCAGACTTTGATAAAGGCTATTATCGTTATAAGGATTACGAAGATGGCAAGTAATATATATACTGAAGAACAAATACGTCGTGTTCTAAATGGATCTGGTATAGATATTGAAGCAGAATTTGGTAATGATTTTATTATCTATTGCCCTTATCACAACAATAGCAGAACTCCTGCTGGAGAAGTTGCAAAGGATAGTGGATTGTTTTTTTGTTTTGGATGTCAAACCACAAAAAATCTAGAAGAGTTTGTTATGTTTACTACTGGCAGAACATACTTTGAAACTGCTAGATACATAAAAAGTAAAGAAACAGAACATAATATAGAAAATATTGTAAGCAAAGCAATGTATGCTCCACCAGAATTTATACAGTATGATGAACTTTTAATTAAAAGATTAAACAATCAAGCAATAGAGTCTCCAAGGGCAATGAGATATTTTGAAGGAAGAAAAATATCAAAATCTTCTATAGAAAAATTTAGTCTAGGGTATTCTGAAAAACAAGATTCAGTTACAATACCAATGCAGTCACCAGATGGGATGACAATTGGCTTTGTAGCAAGAACTGTTGAAGGTAAAGAATTTAAAAACACACCAGGTTTACCTAAGAGTAAAATTTTGTTTAATCTACATAGGGTAAAAAGCTCTAGCGTTGTATACGTGGTTGAATCATCCTTTGATGCTATTCGATTAGATCAAGTAGGTTTTCCAGCAGTCGCAACTTTGGGTGCTAATGTGTCTTCATCACAGATTAAATTATTAGAAAAGTATTTTAATAACGTTATACTTGTTGCAGATAATGATGAAGCTGGTAACATAATGAAGGATAAGTTAATAGAAAAACTTGGATCTCTTATTAGCGTAATTCAAATAGATAAGAAATATAAAGATATTGGCGATATGGATGATGAAACAATTAGGAGTTTAGAATTCCAGTTTGACAAATCTATATTTTCTATGCTAAACTAGTATATAAAGGTGGGAATAATGAAATTTAGAACACAGTGGTTAGATGCATTAAAAACAATGCGTTTTAAATCATATTGGAATAAAGCAAACACTGTAGAGTTCTTTGCATTTATGGCAAAGATTGCAATTATTTTTCCAGGCCTTTTACTTGGACAACAGTTTTGGTGGCTTTATGTTTTTGCATTGGTATCAAGCCTTGCATTAATTTGGTCATCAACAGTAAAGACATTACCTACAATTATTTGGTTCAATATTTTGTGGTCTTTATTGGCAATTTTATCAATTGCAAAACACTTTGAACTAATACTAAAATAATATAAACAACACGAAGGAGAAAAAGATGAGCGTAGTAAAGGGATTAAAAGCAATCAACGCCCTGCTCGATAAGCCGAAGTATGACGAAAACTCACCAAAGGTAAAGTGGCTAAAGCTTGCCGATGGACAATCAGTAAAGATTCGTTTTGTTGAAGAATTAGACGAAGACTCTGCAAACTACAATGCAGAACGTGGTCTATCTCTTGTAGTAAAAGAGCACACAAATCCAAAAGACTACAAGCGTAAGGCTGTAGACACAATGGAATCAGAAGGCCGTGACTGGGCAGAAGAGATGCATCGTAAAGATCCAAAGGCTGGCTGGAGAGGTCGCCTACGTTTTTATTGCAATGTTCTAGTTGACGATGGAATTGAAAAGCCATATGTCGCTATCTGGTCAATGGGTATCAGTAAGCAATCATCATTTAATACAATTCGTGAGTATGCACTTGAAACTGGTAGCATCTCAAATGTTGTATGGAAGCTAAAGCGTAATGGTCAGGGAACTGAAACCAATTACACACTAATTCCATCAGCACCCGATACAGAACCATTTAACTGGTCTGGAATCGAACCATTCCCATTGGAACTTGCACTAAAGAAGATTCCATATGCGGAACAAGAAGCGTTCTATTTGGGCTTTGATGGCCCAACTACCACTTCAGCAACAAACGCTGATTGGTAATATGAACTATACTGGCTTACACGTCCATACACACTATTCATTATTTGATGGTGTTGCTACTCCAGAAGAATATATAAACCGAGCAGTTGAACTTGGTATGCCAGCATTGGCTATCACAGATCACGGAACCTTATCTGGGCATCGAGAGCTGTATCGAATTGCAAAAGCAAATGGTGTAAAGCCTATCCTAGGTGTAGAAGGATATTTTTGTGTTGATAGATTTGACAAGAGAGCAAAGGCAGAACGCACTGATCCTCTTGACATGGTTTATTTTCACATTATCCTTCTCGCCAAGGACCAAAAAGGTTTAGAAAATCTTAATAAGATTAATGAAATTGCTTGGACTGAAGGATACTTTAATAAGCCACGCTTTGATTTTGAAACATTAGAAAAGTATAGTGAAGGCATTATCGTTTTATCTGGATGTCTTAGCGGAATAATTGCAAAAGCTATTGAGCATAATGAATATGCCCAAGCCAAAAAACATATTGAATGGTTTAAGAGAGTATTTATAGATGATTTTTATATGGAACTTATGCCACACAATGGAGCAGAAGTAAATAAACAGCTATCTGATTTAGCAGATGAGTTTAAGGTCCAAGTTGTTGTAACTCCAGACTGCCACCATGTTGATGAATCACAAAAAGAAATTCAAGAGTTTAAGTTGCTTATGAATTCACATGCTAAGGTAGAAAAAACCTCTACATATGAAAAATCAAAAAAGCAAGATGGAATGATGAAGCGTCTTGACTATTTATACGGGGCAGATAGACAAATGTCATTCAATAAGTTTAACATTCATTTATTATCATATGATGAAATGAAGTTTGCCATGGAATCTCAGGGTATAACTAGAGAAGATATGTATACAAATACCCTACTAGTAACAGATAAAATTAAAGATTATGACCTTAAAGATGGATTAAACCTGCTCCCAGTTCAATATAAAGACCCAGACAAAGAACTTAAAGCCATCGCTATTGAAGGTTTGAAGCTAAAAGGACTTGATGGTAATCAGGAATATACAGACAGGCTAGATGAAGAACTTGAAATTATTAAAAATAAAAAGTTTGCTTCTTATTTTCTAGTTGTTAGAAGTATGATTAACTGGGCTAAGAAAGAAGGAATTCTTGTAGGACCTGGCCGTGGTTCTTCTGCTGGCTCTTTAGTTTGTTACACACTTGGCATAACTGATATTGATCCAATTAAACATGGCCTACTGTTCTTCCGTTTTATTAATCCAGAACGTAATGACTTTCCAGATATTGATACAGATATTCAGGATAACCGTCGTGAAGAAGTTAAAGATTATCTAGTTAGACAATATAGACATGTTGCTTCTATTGCAACGTTTCTACAGTTTAGAGGAAAGGGAATTGTTAGAGATATCTCTAGAGTTTTAAACATTCCTTTAACAGATGTTAATAAGGTTTTAAAGTTGGTAGATACATGGGATGATTTTTGCACATCAAAATCAACCAGAGAATTCCGTGAAAAATATCCAGAGGTGGAAATATATGGTGAAAAACTTCGTGGTCGTATTCGTGGCACTGGCATACACGCTGCTGGTGTGGTCACTAGCAAAGATCCAATTTTTAGGTTTGCTCCGATGGAGACGAGATCTTCTCCTGGGTCTGATGAACGCATACCTGTGGTTGGTGTTGACATGGAGGAAGCTGAACGGATTGGCCTCATTAAGATTGACGCACTTGGATTAAAAACTTTATCCGTAATTAAAGATACTGTTAATATGGTTAAAGAAAATCATTATGTAGATATAGACTTGCTTTCAATTGATATGGAAGATTCTAATGTTTACCAAATGCTTTCTGATGGGTATACAAAAGGTGTATTTCAGTGTGAAGCAACACCATATACAAATCTTTTAATTAAGATGGGTGTTAAAAATCTTGATGAACTTGCTGCATCAAATGCCCTAGTTCGTCCAGGTGCTATGAATACAATTGGTAAAGACTATATTGCACGTAAACACGGAAAGCAAAATGTATCGTATAGTCATCAAATTATGAAACCATTTACAAAAGATACTTATGGTTGTGTTCTTTATCAGGAGCAAGTTATGCAGGCATGTGTTCACTTAGGTGGAATGTCTATGTCTGAGGCTGATAAGGTTCGTAAAATTATTGGAAAGAAGAAAGATGCTAAAGAATTTGACATTTTTAAAGATCGTTTTATTAGTGGTGCTTCTGCCTATATTAGTCCTAATGAAGCTTTGGATTTATGGCAAGACTTTGAAGCACATGCGGGATACTCGTTTAACAAGAGCCATGCAGTCGCTTACTCTACTCTCTCGTATTGGACGGCGTGGTTAAAGTATTACTACCCTCTTGAATTTATGTTTGCACTTCTTAAAAATGAAAAAGATAAAGATGGAAGAACAGAGTATTTAATTGAGGCAAAGCGTATGGGGATTGCAATTAAGCTTCCACATATTAATGATTCAGATGCAGATTTTAAAATTGAGGGTAAGGGAATAAGATTTGGATTAACTGGAATTAAGTTTATATCAGATAACATTGCTGCAAAATATATAGCTGCAAGACCATTCTCATCATATAAAGAACTTGAAGAGTTTACCTTTACAAAGGGTAATGGAGTAAATAGCAGGGCATTAAGTGCTCTTAGATATATAGGTGCTGCAACATTTAAAGATAATCCTAGAAATGATCAAGAGATTAAGGAAAATCTTTATGAATACCTTAACCTTCCTGAGTTTAATATAACAATTCCTTCTCATTACTATGCTTTTATTCAAGATGTAGAAGAGTTTGAAGAAAAGGGATCATTCATATTATTAGGAATGGTAAAGGCAATTAAGAGAGGAACTGGGTGGTCAAGAGTTGAAATTTTGGACAAAACTGGTAGTGTTGGTATATTTGATGAAGAATCTACGACTATTGAGACTGGTCGCACTTATCTTATTCTTGCAAATGACAATAGGATTGTTTCTGCAATACCTGTTGATGAAATAAAAAATTCTGATAATGCTTTGGTAAAGTTTTTAGGATACAAGCAACTTCCATTTAAAGATGAGGAAATGTTTGTTGTATCCTTTAAGCCTAGGGTTACAAAGACTGGTAAGAAGATGGCATCCCTAACACTTGCAGATACAAGTAGAGATCTACATTCTATAACAGTTTTCCCAACAGCTTTTCCAAAAGCATATATGAAAATTGAAGAAGGAAAATCTTATAAGTTTAGTTTTGGCAAAACAAAAGATGGAACAATAACACTGGAGGATATAGATGGTTAGCATGGAAGAAGTATTAGCAGCTCTTAACCCTAAATTAAGAAAAAGTATTATGGTCGGTGATTCAGTCCCAGCAACAGAATACGCAGAAACTCCTAGCGTTGGTTTAAACCGTGCTTTATCTGGGGGCCTACCTTATGGTAGACAAGTTCTTATTTGGGGCTCTAAGTCCTCAGCAAAGTCTTCTCTATGCCTTCAGATGATAGGCTTGGCACAAAAAGAAGGAAAGGTTTGTGCATGGATTGATGCTGAAATGTCATATGATAAAGTATGGGCAGAGCGTCTTGGGGTAGATTCTTCAAAACTTATTTACTCACAAGCCAGAACAATAAATGAAATGGTAGATGTTGGAACTAACTTAATAAACGCTGGAGTAGATATTGTTGTAGTTGATTCAATTACATCTTTGCTCCCTGCTATATATTTTGAAAAAGATTCTGATGAATTAAAACAACTAGAAAATACCAAACAGATAGGTGCTGAGTCTCGTGACTTTAGTAATGCATGGAAGATGATTAACTATGCTAATAATAAAGTTAAGCCAACACTTTTTGTATTGATTTCTCAGTCACGAAATAACATTAATGCAATGTATACAAGTCAGCAACCAACTGGTGGACAGGCTACAAAATTTTATTCGTCAACAGTTATTAAATTGTTTTCGTCAGAGTCTGATAATCAAGCCATTAAGGGCAAGATAAAGATTGGTGATAAATTAATTGAAGAAAAAATTGGTAGAAAAATTCGTTGGGAACTACAATTCTCTAAAACATCTCCAGGTTTTCAATCTGGTGAATATGACTTTTACTTTAGAGGTGATGAAATTGGGATTGATTCTATTGGTGACTTGGTAGATACAGCAGAAGCTGCAGGTATAGTTAACAGAACTGGTGCTTGGTATCAACTTGAAGATGGAACTAAAGTTCAAGGTAGAGATGGTTTTGTTGCAAGAGTTAGAGAAGATCTTGATTTACAACAATCATTAAGAGATAAATTAAACAATGGCTGAAAAAGATTTTAAAGTATTTCCAGGAAAATTTCCTTGTAAAAAATGTGGAGAAGAAGTTTTATCCTTAAGACTTTGGCTTGATAGTGGTGATGCAACCTGGATGTGCAGCAAAAAGCATGTCTCTAAGGTTGGTTTAATACCAGTTAAGAAAAAAAGAAAAGATTTTTCTGATGAGTGAAAGATCTGAGTCTAAAAGAATTGGTGCCAAGCAGCATAAAAATTCTGGTAGAAATAACACCAAAGGAGATGCTTCTTGGCATAACTTTGTTTTAGATTTTAAAGAATGCTCAAAATCTTTTACATTAAATCAAGATGTGTGGGCTAAGATAGTTACAGATTCTCTTAAAAAAAGTATGGATCCTGCACTAGTTATAGTTTTAGGCGAGGGAACACAGAAAGTTAGACTTGCTATAATAGAGTTAGATATGCTAGAACAATTAATAGAAAGAGAAAACAATGACAAGTGAAGCTCCACAAAAAACAACACTAGATATGGTAAATGGTTTAACAGAAATTGCAGACTATATGAAAGACGAAGAGCTAACTACTGCTCTGACATTTATTGCAAAAGTAATTATTAAGCCTGATATTCCAGCACAAGTAGCAAGCATTGAGATTGTAAGGCTACAGGCAATTGCAGCAAAAATGGCTTTTAAGGCTACATGGATGGCTAATGTAGATAAGAATGATCGTGCAAAGAAAAATATTTATTATACAGCAGCAGAATCTATCAATAACTTGGTGTCAGCACTCAAGTATATAATGCGCTAACCTGCTATACTTATATAAACAAAGGGATAAAATGACTAAAAATTTATTGAAACAGATAATGGTAAGAGAAGTAGAAACAGCAGCACAGACAGACGCTAAAGAATTAATAAAAGTTATTGAAGCTGGATATCTTGTAGGCCGAGAGCCTAAGCATACACAGAAAAAAACTTTTAGTCCATCGACAATTGCCTATGGGCATGGAGAATGTCCAAGATATTGGTATCTAGCTTTTGAAGGTGCTATGTTTGAAGACAATGCAGATCCTTATGGTGTTGCTAATATGACTAATGGAACTCTTTCACATGGAAGAATTGAAACAGCCTTTAAAAATTCTGGCATATCAATTGATTCAGAATTTAAACTTACAAATGAAGACCCACCAATATTTGGATATGTGGATAATCTTATTAAGTGGAAAGATGAAGATATTGTTGTTGAAGTAAAAACATCTAATAACGAAGTATTCGAATATCGTAAACGCACAGGTAAGCCAAAGATGGGTCACGTTGTGCAAATATTAATTTATATGAAGATTCTTAAAAAGGGTAAAGGCATTCTTGTTTATGAAAATAAAAATAACCATGAACTACTTATTATTCCAGTAACAGTTAATGATTATTATAGACAATGGATTGATGAAGCTTTTGAGTGGATGAAGTCTGTTAGAAAAGCATGGGAAGACAAAACTTTACCAACTAAAAACTATAGAGCAAATTCTAAGATATGTAAGAACTGTCCAATTAAAAAGACATGCGATGAAGCTGGAACTGGAGTCTTTAAGATAGCATCTCTTAAAGAACTAAAGGAACAGAGTGAAGCTGTGTAGTTACTGCGATACATACTTTAAACCAAAAGTAAGTTATCAGATATATTGTGGAGAGGACTGTAGAGGTTCTGCCACAAAAGAAAAGATTGCAGAAAAGTATAACGCAAAGCGTAGGAAAAAAAGAATTGGTAAAGTAAGAAAATGTCTGGGTGGATGCAACTCAGACCTATCTATTTATAATGATTCTGGATTTTGTGCCAATTGTAATGTAAGTGAAAAGCAAGTTGCAAAAATGTTAAAAGAGCTGAAAGGTTTTATTGACTATGAGCAAAAATAAATGGGGATTTGAAGTAATGCCTAAGACTATATGTGCTATTGATGCAAGCACTAATAGTCTTGCCTTTGCCCTTTTTGATACTAAAGAAAAAACACTTGGCGTTGTTGGCAAAATAAAGTTTGAAGGAAATAATACATATGAAAAAGTAATGGATGCTTGCAAGAAAACAAAAGCTTTCTTTGATTATTATGGTGGGTTTGAGGCTATTGTTATTGAGCATACTGTGTTTATGAATTCCCCAAAAGTTGCTGCTGATCTAGCACTTGTTCAAGGAGCACTTCTGGGTGCTGCTGGTTTGACTGGAACCAAAATTATAGGAACTGTAGCCCCAATTACTTGGCAGATATCTATTGGTAATGGAAAGCTTACTAAAGACGAAAAGTTTTTTATAAGGTCAAAAAATCCAGGGAAATCAGAAGCATGGCATAAGTCTAATGAAAGAGAAATAAGAAAGCAAAAGACTATTAGGTTTATTAACATGCAGTATGATAAAATTATTGATGATAATGATGTTGCTGATGCTGTAGGAATTGGACATTGGGCTATAAATAATTGGGATAAGGCGGTAGGAAATAATGGAAAGAAATAGTTTTAATTTTAAAGAAGAAGAAAAGGATACTATTTTAACTGTAAAAACTTTGTCGCCAACAAAATGGCTTTTAGTAGATCGTGAAACTGGACAAGTCTATCAAGGAAATCCTGGTGGATTTTGGGATAAGCTTAAGACAGCGGAAAGAGATAATTTATAATGCCTGAACTAAATGCAAACATTCCTCCAATTGAATGCTATGTTCGTGGTAATTTTTTAAGAGACCAAGAAGATAGTCACGACCAATACTTTCCATGCGTTATTTTTGGAGTTGCAAGTATAAAATCTAGAAGTCCACTGTTTCACTTTATGATGGAAGATGGTGGTGTATGGTGGAGAATGCCAATTAATGCATTTTGCACTAAGCCAGGAGTTCCAGAAGAGCCAATTCATAATCTTGTTTTATGGAATTCTTTTAGTCCACATATTTCTGTTACAAAATTTCAAGCACTAAGTAATATGAGAATGTCATATACAGACAGAAACAAAGTTACTATACCTGGGACATACTTGTTTACTTTAGATTGGCATAGTCCAGAAACTAATATACTGGATGATGGATATTCTGAAAACCCAGGTCAACACAAGTGTGGTCATGTAATTCAAAGAGATGACGGTAATTTTGCGGTGCAGCCAAATAATAGAGTAAGAATAAAAGAGCCATCTTTTGTTACAAAAAAAGATCTAGTAATTGATAGATTAATTAATACAAAAAAATGGGATGTTGAAAGCTATGACAAATGGATCCTTGAAGATTCAAATGCATATAATTATGATGTTATTGATACGGAAGTTGACAAATAAAGCTATGGGTGGTAAACTATATACATCAGAGGTTTGGCTACGTAAGAGATATCTTATGGATAAAAAATCTCCAGAAGAAATTGCAAAAGAGTGTGGGGCAAGCATAGAAACTATTTATGTTTATCTTGCAAAATTTGGATTAAGGAAGAGTAGACGATGAATAAAGCACAAAAGATTTTAATTGGTCTTGGTATTACTGGTGCAGTAGGAATAACCTTTGTGGTTACAGCACTTAAAGGTTTGCCAGAAGCTTTTGATTGGGATGACGATGAAGACATTGACTAATAATCTAACCATTACAGTTGATCAAGTAAACAATCCGCTACACTATACAACTGATCCATCTGGTGTTGAGTGTATTGAAATTACTCGTCATAGAAATTTTAACATTGGCAATGCCTTTAAATATTTGTGGAGGGCAGGATTAAAGGATGAAGCAAAAACCATTCAAGATCTTGAGAAAGCAATTTTTTATATTAAAGATGAGATTAATAGATTAGAGGGTAAGTATGTCAACTGAATCTGATTTAGTAAATCATCTTGATCAAATAAATCAAGTTGTCTCTGAATACCTAAAGGGAAATGATCCAACAGTAATTTCTAAAGAACTAGAGATACCAAGAGTTAGAGTAGTAGCTCTTATTAATGAATGGAAAGTTATGGCATCTGCCAATGACGCTATTCGTGCACGGGCTAAGGAAGCATTGGTAGGAGCAGATACACACTATACAAAATTAATTACAAAAGCATACGAAGTTATGGATGAATCAAGCTTAACTAATAATCTAAGTGCCAAGACAGCATCCATTAAACTTGTTATGGATATTGAAAAATCTAGAATTGAAATGTTACAGAAAGCAGGTCTTCTTGAAAACAAAGAACTTGCAGAAGAGATGGTTGAGATTGAACGTAGGCAAGAAGTTTTAATTGGT